ATTGTAGCAATAGCTGTATGGTTTTTGTATTTAATGTTTTGCGTTTTCTTGGTTTTATCATTCTTCAACTGAATGATAGTTTTGTATCAGTACGCTACTGCTACAATTATCCAACGTTAGTGATAATATTACCGAATAAGCTCATCGATAGCTAATTCCATTAGTAAAGTTGCTAATTCTCTATTTTTGTGATTTTGCCTAAAATGTTTAACTTTTATTTCAATTTCTAAATCTTCACTTTTTACAATTACAGCGTGAATAGGCATCCCGCATTGCTGTCCTCCTAATTGTTTAGGCTTTTCAACTTCTATAATTAGTTTTCCTTTTAAAACACTTTTTCGCCAATCAATACTATCACTAACAATCGTTTGTGGTAATTGGGTTTTGGTCTTTAATTTTGACATTGTTTTGTACTTTTAAATATTAGTGATTAATCGGTATTTCGGGCTTTCTTATCCCAACTACCACAATAAAGAGAACGTTATCAAATTTTCTTCAATCCCTCTAAATATTTATCGCTTTGTTCTTTTGCGTACTTTAATTGTTCCGCTTTGTAGATTTCCTCATTTTGAACTTTTACTACATGAGTTTCTATTTCTGCAACTCTGTTTTTTGGTATAAACCAATTTTTACGCACCGCATTTGGTATTTGTTTTCTTCCCATTAGTTTTTAGAGTTTAAAATATTATTTAAGAATAGAACCATTGAATCGGTTAGTTTTTCATGGTCTGGATAATTGAAGTTTAGTTTTGCAACTTCCATAAAGCGTAATCCTCTTATGGTTTTGTAACTTTCATAAACTATATTATTTTCAGTCCAAAAATGGTCGTGGTTATTTGACTTTGTTATCATTTTTATTTATTTTATGTAGACATTTATCACAAGTAACTAATCCTTTATGATGGGTAAAATCTGCCACATCTTGCCAATGCTTTCCGCATTTAGTTTCAGCGATTATAAATTTACTGTTCCACTCGTCTCCGATATAATGAATTTTACTCATAATTAAATATTATTAGTGATTATTTCTTTAGCAAATATATAACACTTTTATTTATATAACGCATTTATTATTTAATTTAACATAATTTTAACAAACAAAAAAATCCCCTGTACCGAAATACAGAGGATTTAAAAATATCAATTATGAAAGAAAATTATCGAGTAACCAATTCGACATGGTAAAGTTAAGGAATATTGTTTAAAACTTCATCAATTCTTTTTTGGTCTTTTTCTGTTTTATTGAATTTCTGTTTACTTAAAAATGTAATTTACTTGATTTCGATTATGTAAGCAAAGAAATAGCAGAAGCCAACGCAAAACTAATTGCATGTGCGCCAGAACTTTTAAATTCTTTACAAAAAGCTATTGATTTATTATACGGAACTACTGAATTTGAAGTAATAGAAAATTACAGAAAAAAAGTAGATGACTTTGAACAAATAATAAAAAAAGCTACGAAATAATGGAAGAGAATAAAAAAACAATAAAAGCCTTTCCTAATACAACTGTAAACAAAGACGGGATAATTATATCAGGACAAGAAGGAATGGATTTAAGAGATTATTTTGCTAATTCAGCAATGGGAAGTCAAATCTCAGCAAATACAGATAGAGCTTGTCATGGAATGGAGTTTGATGATAATACTATCGAATATTTAGTAAAAGAGAGTTATAGAATCGCCGATGCTATGCTAAAATTTCGTGAAGAAACGAAAATATAGTATTCATGCTAACGTTTGGTGGCTTGGCGAAGTACCGCCTTGCAGAATGTTGAAATTATAGTACAAAGGCTTGTGTCGGTATTTTGCCAAACCACTGTTATAAGCCGTTTTTATTCGTGTTTGGTTTAACAATTTAATTAAAAAACAATGGTATTCAGAAAATTAAAAAGGGTATGGTCGCATAACGATATGAACTACATACCAAAATTCAGAGAAACATTTCCCGAACTAAACAAAGTATCAAGAGAAGAAATGTGCGATAGGTGGGTTTCACTTGGTATTGATTTTTACACCGAAGAAAAAACAGAAGTAAAAGGTTGGATTAGATTAACGCTTCCTTTTGCATTGATACTTTTTGTTCTAATGTTTATCGGACTTCCTTTTGCTTTTATCATTACTGGCAAATGGTCTTATGGTAGCGGAGATAAAAGTCTAATATTAAATTGGTTTCGTCAGTTGCAGTTGGTCTAAAATGGCTTATAACTAGCGCATACACCTATAAACAATGCAATGATAAACCTTTATAAACACTAATAATATGATTGAATTTAGCATAACTTATAAAGCAAAATACAGGCTTAAAAATAATCCTAATTATGTATTTTCAACTTGTAAGTTATGCTATAATTTAAAGTCTGGTAGATTGGTTAAACAGATTACTAAAGGCTATACTATAGGTTATTTAATTGACGGTAAATTTAGATCATTAATGCAGTTAAAATCTGAATTAGAAATAATACCTAAAAATAAATGTCCGTTTTAACTTTATTTTAACATATAATAATAAATAATAATTATATATTTGTAACCAACAAAAAGATAGCATTATGACAGAATCAGAAGAAAACAAATTGTTCCGTTTAGAATGCGAGCAATTAAAGTGGAGAAATTTCAGAACTATGGTTGAGAAATTTGTAAGCAATGAAATAACTTTCGGATTCAATACCGAGTTAGAAAAGCAAGAGTTAAAAGACGAATTAGAATCAATTAAATATTATTAAACTATGAAAGAAAAATTTAAAAGAGTAAAAGACAGGCAAAAGTTTTTTATAATTGCCTCAGAAAAAACAGGAGTGTCTCCTAGAAACATTCAAAATAATTGGTTTGGAAAATTATTTATAGCAGTTCCAAAATGTTGGATTGAATTAACTAATGAATTGCTAGACAAGTTCCAAGAATACGAAAAAGAAAAAGAATCAATCGACAAAAAACTACATACTAAATATTTCGGTAATTAACCATTAAAAAATAAAATTATGAGCGCACAAGAACAACACCAAGAATTTTTACAGCAACGTATAGAGGCTTTAGAGAAAGAAAATAAACGTTTGAATAAAGAACTTAGAAAAGTAAAAGAACGTGCCTTTAAAATACGTTTAAGCGACCCTAATTTTGACAAACCATTATCGAGTATCAATGTAGATTTCGAAATAGTAGAACCAATTAAAAAATAATATTATGAAAAATGAATTACAAGTAATGCAAGTTAAAGACATAATGGATATGTCGAAAATGTTTGTTGAAAGCGGAATGTTTACAGATGCTAAATCAGTAGCGCAAGCATTCGTTAAAATCCAAGCCGGTCAAGAAATCGGATTAGCTCCTTTTGCTTCAATGTCTGGAATTAATGTAATTATGGGTAAACCTACTTTTGGGGCTTCTGTTATTGCAAGTTCTGTAAAAGGATCTTCAAAGTATGATTTTAGAGTAATTGAAATGAATGAAAAAGTTTGTTCAATAGATTATTTCGAGGGTAAAACAAAATTAGGAAATTCTACTTTTACAATTGAAGATGCTAAAAAACAAGGGACAAAGAATTTAGATAAATTTCCTAAAAATATGCTTTATGCCCGCGCAATGTCAAACGGTCAAAAATGGTTCTGTCCTGATGTTTTTCAAATGGCTGTTTATGTTCCAGAGGAAATGCAAGCAATTACAGAAGATGTTACTTATGAGCCTGTAGAAGAACAACCGTTACAAATCGAAGTTTCAAAACCAATTAAACTTTCTCAAGTAGCAATCGACAAACTTGTCACAGAAGAAGAAATAGAAAAGTACTTAAATCTAGTAGAAGAAGGAAAAGTAACTATGACACAAGTACAAGTGTTGAATTTAGAAGATAAACTAACAGAACTTAGAAACAATGGGTAAACTACAATTTTTTGAAATGAGAGCGGAACAAATGACCGCTCTCTATGATTCAACTTTCACAAAGAAAGATGCAATTAAAACAGGAGAGAATTTAATCGATAGCGTATTAGAATCGGGAGAAGTAAATATAATGCAATTAGGAGCTAATTTGATACGTTTAGATCAAGTTGTTTCATCTGCTGTATCTAAGTTTAGGAATCATATTATTGACGAACCTAAACAAACTGTATTAGGGGTTGAATTTAACCCAACAAACGGAGGAAATACAATAAATTATTCTGATGATGAAATTTGGCAAACTTTAAAAAATGATTTGGACGCTAGACAAGAACAATTAAAATTAGCCCAAAAACAACCAACTTTTGACGCTTATGGTAATGAAGTACCAAAAGTATCGACAACGCCTCGCAAAAGTTCAATAACAATTAAATTTTAATAATATGTCAAAATTACTTTATGGAAGTGTAGACTTCACAAAATTATTAGAGCTTGCAAAAGCAGGTAACAAAGCTTTTTCTAAAGCGCAAAATGGCAAAATTTATCTAAATTTAAATGTTTGGATAAATGATGAACCAGACAATTACGGAAACAACGCTAGTATTCAAACCACTTTTAAAGAGTCTACAAAAGAAGAAAAAGTTTATGTAGGAAATCTTAAAATAAGCAAGCAAAAAGCACCAGAGCCTTTGCAAGAGAATAGTAATGATATTCCAGAAGCTGATGACCTTCCATTCTAACCAACAAACAGAATTTAAAATAATCTAAATAGAGAGAAGTTAACGTATGTAACATTCTTAAACTGTATTGACGTGTACAGCTCTATTTGGCTAACCAAAAGCCATCAATTAAAACGGGTGGCTTTTAAATAAAGAAACTATGAACCTAGAACCGATCGACAAACTTATACTAGATTTATTATGTTTGGACAATCAACTAAAAAACATTCCTTTTATCATTCAAGAACCGCGAACAAACGTAAATAAAAGAATGGTAGCTTTAAAGGAAATGTTTGAGGTAAACACAATGCAAGGACTTATATTTAAATACGCATTAAGCGAAAAAACAGAGGAAATATGATACAACACACACAACTAAACGAAATTCAGTTTTCGGAAGCGATAAAACTAACGCCAACTTACAAAGGCTTTGAAAAGTTTAAACAAGGATTAGTTTCAAAGAGAGCAAACATAACTATTTTGTTTGATAAATATCAACAAGCGACTAGATATGGTGTAGAATACATTAGACAAAATCCTAATATTTATGCAAACGACGTAGCAATGATAAACGATGTGATAAATGGTAACGTATAACGCTAAAGAAGTAGGCGTAATACTTGGAATACAGGACAAAACAGTAAGTACAAGAGCTGAGTACTTAGGATTTAAAAAACGTAGCTCTAAATGGTGTTTTACATTGGCTCAAATAGAAAAAATTAAAGCTTATGTTCCGAAAAGATTTATAAATACAAAGTTCACATTCTCGGAGGATGGAGAATTTTTAATAATTAATTCTAAATTAAATACACAAGAGATATGACGATAACAGAAAAATTAATACTCACCGTATTCATCCTATCAATAGTAATAGCGGTTATTTTAGCATTTAACGGAACTAAAAATTATAAACCATGAGACCAAACGAATTAAGAATAGGTAGTCGCATCAAGTGTTACGGAGAAAATTCAGAAATAACATTAATAGGTACTGAAGTTGTTTCTGCTAAATATGATGGAGAAAATGGCAAAATTTCTGTAATTTTTAGCAATCCTACTTTACAATCAATTCCATTAACAGAAGAATGGTTATTGAATTTTGGTTTTAAGAAATCATCAGAAGGATTTTTTAGTATTAAAACTAATAAAAGAAGTATTAATTTAGAAATTAATTTAAAAACAAAAAGAACTATTTTATTTAATAATTTAAATAAAAGCTATGTTGATTTAATGGCATCAAAATACGTTCATCAACTTCAAAACCTATACTTTTCATTAACAGAAAAAGAATTAACCTTAAACACGAACCAATGAAAATAACTACCATCCTTTCAGTAATTTGCATTATAATCGTTGTAATGCTAGTAATATTTAAACCTTGTTGATTATGAAAACAGTAATACAGGAATTAAAATTTCTTATTAGTGATGGGCTTGACAACATAGATGAATCTGTTAAAGTTTCTGAAATATGGGATAAAATAGATGAACTTATAGAAAAAGAAAAACAGCAGATTATTGATGCTTATGACAAAGGATATCAACATTACGCTCCTTGCTACAGAATCAATGATGCTGAGATATACTATAACGAAACATACAATGAAACTAAAACGAGCCATTAAAACACTTAAAAAGCACCAACAATGGCGTTTGGGTGCTGAACAGTCAAAACCTGTTAAAAACAAGAAACTAACCGAAGCAATAGACTTAGTTTTGTATGCATTGGAATTGTCTAAAACGTATATAAAATATACCGAAATAGGGGATTATCAAAAATTAAGAGAATTATAAAATCAGGCGAAATAGGAGACTTTGAAGAACTTAAAAAATTGTAGGGTATGAGCGATATAACAATGTGTACAAATACTGAATGTGTTAAAAGAAATATTTGTAAAAGAGTTTTGGCATTGCCAAATAAATTAAGGCAGTCATATTCTAAATTTAAACCAACTAATAATAACTTAGAAAAATTTAAGTGCGATTACTTGATAAAATAAACTTTAACATAAAAAAATTGAGTAATCAAAAGTAAATTTGTAAGTTTGTCTTTGTAATGAGGTGAGAGACATTGCGACACATAACGGAAAATATTATACAAATCCTATCAAGGAGGCTTCTCTCACAGTACAGCCGAATTGATGGGATTTTGCTTTTTAACTAATAGTTTATTGGAACTTAAAACCTTTAAAAAATGGCAAATTGTAGAGCTTGCGGAGGTAAATTAGGACTAGACTGTTTTAATGAATCTGATTGTTTGGAAATATCCAGAAATAATCAATATACTTATGACAACGACATTCAATATTTAGAATATTATATATCTGTACTTGAATACAAATTAACCGAAAACAAACTTACAATTCCATTGATAAATGTTCCAACAAATCCATTAGTATTAAAACAGATAAATTTATGCGAAACAGACTCTTTATTTGACTATGGATTACCTTTTTAATAAACACTAACTAAACAGTTTATCCGTAGCTTAAAACGGTTATTATTATGGCAAAATTTGAATTAAAGTTTATGGCTTCTGATAGCAAAAAAGTAACTATTGAAACTTTTGCAAACGCAGATTTCAAAGACATAGTTATTGTTCAGCGTTCAGAATCAGGAATAATGACAATTGTTTTAGACAAATCAACTGCAATAAAATTCGCAAAAACACTTCGAACTGAAATTAATAAAATTACAGAAAGTGAGGTTAGCAATGGCTAAGGAACTTCCATATTTTAAATTTGAGCCTTCTGAATGGCTAGAGGGTGAAATTCAAGTTTGTTCAGATGAATCAATAGTTTGCTTCATAAATCTTTGTAGCGGTTATTGGTTAAAACTTGGAAATATAAACTATGCATTTGCATTGCATAAGTACTGCAAAAAAGATGCAAGTGTATTACAGGAGCTTATAGATAACAAAATTATCACATTAAAAAATGATGAAATAAATATAAGTTTTTTAGATAAACAGCTAAACGAGTTCAAAGAAATTAGCGAAAAAAGAACATCCGCAGCCAATAAACGATGGGAAAACAAAGAAGATAATGCAAATGCATTACAATTGCAATCCAAAAGCAATGCTATAAGAGAAGATAAGAGTAGAGGAAAAGAGATAAAAGAAAAAAGAGTAGTGAAAAAATTTTCACCACCACTACTACAAGATGTTATTCTTTATTTTACCGAAAATGAGTATTCAAAAGAATTAGCATCAAAAGCATTTAAGTATTATGAAACTGGAGACTGGAAAGATGGCAAAGGAAACCAAGTTAGAAACTGGAAACAAAAAATGCAATCGGTTTGGTTTAAAGAAGAAAATAAAACAACAGCGAAACCTAAATTTATAAGTCCAGCATAATGAGTAATATTCAAAATTGGAATTTAATAGAAACTAACAAGGTTAGTGGAACAGGAAAAGTAAAGTGTCCAGCTTGTATCGATACACGTCAAAACAAAGCTGATAAGAGCTTATATATTAATTTTAATAGTGGAGTGGCAAAATGTTTTTATAACGGATGTAATGCATTATTTTTTCGTGATAGTGTTGAAAAGTCAATTGTAAAAGAAAATTATATACTTCCTGTTCAGAATTGGCGAAATTATACCGAGTTATCTGATAAGATGGTTAAGTTTATAGAAAGTGATAGAAAGATAAATCAATTTACTTTAAAACACTTTTACATAACGGAAGAAGTTTACTATCAACCGCAATTAGGCAGAGAAGTAAATAATATTGTTTTTAATTTCTTCGAAGGCGAAACTTTAGTAAATAAAAAGTATCGATCAGGAAATAAAAAATTCACTCAGTCAAAAAGTGGAAAGCCAATTTTTTACAATATAAATTCAGTTATAGGAGAAGAAGAAGCTTATATTGTTGAAGGCGAATTTGATGTATTGGCACTTTATGAAATAGGAATTAAAAATGTTATTTCTTTGCCAAATGGAGCTAATGACAACGATGCTTTTTGGGTTAATTCTGAAAAATATATCAAAGACATTAAAAAGTTTTACATAGCGACAGACAACGATACAAGCGGTGAAATTGTTGCTGAAAAGATTGCTCAAAGATTAGGGCGTTACAGATGCGAAAGGGTTTTATTTGAAGGCAAGGACGCAAACGACGATTTAAAATCAGGAGTTTTAGAAAAATCAATTTACAACTTAAAAAAATATCCAGTATCAGGAACTTTCACAAGTGAAGATTTGATTGATAAAATGATGACACTTTATAACAATGGATTGCCTAATTGTTTAGAGTTTAAAAACATTGCATTACAACCTTTGAATAAAATCTTTAAATTGATGTTTGGGCACTTATGTGTTGGTACAGGTATTCCTTCACACGGTAAATCGAACTTTACTGAATTTATGGTTTTGAATTATGTTTTAGAAAACGATATTAAAGCAAGTTTTTTTAGTCCAGAGCATCAACCTTTAGAACTTCATTATTCTACATTTGTTCAAAAAGTAATAGGAAAAAATTATTTCTTTGAAATAGATGGAACTGAAAGAGTTTCTAAAATTGAATTGATGCAGTTTCATAATTGGGCTAATCAAAAATTATATTTAACAAGTCCAGATGCTGGAGAGTTTGCAACTTGGGAGTGGTTATTTGAAAAATTCAAAGAGCAAATTTATTCTTTTGGAATTAATATTTTTGTTATTGATGCTTGGAACAAAGTAGAGCACACAGGAAATAGAAGCGAAAGAGAGAATATAAGTAAAACGCTTTCAAGATTAACCCAATTTGCCCAACAAAATAATGTTTTGATTATTCTAATTGCGCACCCTACAAAAATGAAGCGTGAAAATGGAGTTTATGAAAAACCAACTCTGTATGATGTTTCAGGAAGTGCAGATTTTAGGAACCAAACACATGACGGATTTTGCATTTACCGTTATTTTGGGGAGGATAGTTATACAACTTTTACCAATTTAAAGACTAAATATAATTTTCAAGGAGAGATAGGCGCAACAGTAGAATTTGATTATCACAAGCCAAGCGGACGCTATTACGAAAGAGGTTCAGAACCACAAAAAGCTAATTATATAACTAAGTTAAATAATCAGGAATTAGAAGAAATAGAAGAAGAAGAACATATGCAAATAACTAAATCAACAGAAGAAGCTTTTGATATTTATGACAATACAGGAGACGAAACTGATATCCCTTTCTGATGGAATATAATTTACTACAAAGAACTTATGATTTACAATGTAGATTATTTGTGGAGGGTTTAATTTCTTTAGATTTGTTTATGAAATTAGAAACAGAATACATTAAACGACATAAATTATTTATTATTAATCTAAACTAAAACTATGAAATCAAAACAATCACCATTGCAAAGGATTAATAGAATTTTAAATCATCTGATAAAAAGAGGTTTGAATTCTGAACGTGTAAACCGAGTTTACAGAAATATAATAACTAAACGATTATGAATTATAAAATAGACATAAAACCGTTATCAGTTAATGAAGCTTTTAACGGGCAGCGAACACGTAGCAAAAAATATGATTCGTTTATAAATTCAATGATGTTTTTATTGCCAAAGAATATCGAATATCCAGACGCAGAAAGCATAAAACTAGCTATTGAGTTCGGTTTTAGTTCCAAAGCCTCAGATATTGACAATTGTTGCAAATCATTTATTGATTGCCTGGTTAAGAAATACAAAGTTGACGACCGTAATATTTATGAATTACACGTGTTTAAGGAAATAGTTAAAAAAGGACAGGAATACATTAAGTTCAAGATATACTAACCCCCTCCACATTTGGAGTAAATTAAAAATTAAAAGATTATGAAAACAAAAGAAGACGTATTGAAAGAATCTTATGGAGAGTATTGGAAACATTTTAAAGACTTGGTTAGTTATGACGGTTGGACAGCAAAAAGCTTAATACCATTCATGAATGTTTCAGATATTGAGTTTGTAAATAAATTACAAAGACCCAAATCATTAAAAGGAATCGAAAACAACAACGGATGGATTAAATATAATGGAAAAGGAATAGGATATTTAGATATTGTGCATACTGACTTAGGGAACACATACCCTTATGCTGTTTATATTTGTTATTCATCTATATACGAAATGCAAAAAATTACACATTATCAAAAAATAGAAATTCCTAAACCACCAATATTTTGAAACCACAACTAAAATACTGGCGAGACCTAACCCCACAAAAACGAGCCGAATTAAAAGCTAAACACGGGGTTAAAGTCGTTACGTTTGAATTCATTTGTAGAATGTTTGAAAATAAAACAAAATAAATGTTACAGATATTAAATAAAGCGTTATATTTGTGACAGAAATTAAAACTATATAAATTATGAAAAGAGAATTAAAATTTAGAGCATTTGATTTAATCGCTAAAAAAATGCATTTTGTTATGTCTATTTGGGGATTTCCAAAAACAGAACATATAACCGTACCATTTGAAGATACTTGCAATACATTGTTTAATAATTTTGAATTAATGCAATTTACAGGATTAACAGACTTAAACGGAACTGAAATTTATGAGGGGGATATTTTAGAATTCCCTTTTGAAATGGGTATTGCTTATGTAATTCATGACGGTTTTAGATTTGCTGTAAAAAGTCCAGGTAGTCAAGCTATTGATTATGAAGGACAATCTGTTTTAGAGCAAACTTATGTTATTGGTAATATTTATGAAAATCCAGAAATGATATGAAAAACTCAGTAGGCAGACCAAAAAAAGAACCGACAACAACAATACGTGTCCCTTTCAAATTTAAAGCTATTATATTGCGTTGGGTTGAAAGAAAAAACAAAATAAATACAAACACACCGCAGCCTAAAAAATAACCGTTAAAATCAATTATTATGAAAGCAATACCGACATTGGAAGAAGTTAAAGAATATTTTAAGAATGCTAAGGAAGTACAGTGTTTTGGAGATAAAAAAATATATGATATATCTTTTTGGACAGATTATAATTATCACAATAAAGCAGATGGGGACTATAACGTTAATGTATCAAAAACTCCACACGAAACAGTAAATGACCATGCTTGGATATACCACATGAGACGAGGCTACGCAAAAATAATTTCGTATAAAGAAGAAACCTATCAAATAACCAAAGAACAGATATTGAAATACAATATGAAAGACGAATTTCCTTTATTTTTTAAAGCGGAAGAAGAATTTTTCAATAGTCCAATATTAAGTCTTAATGATTTGCTTTCTGTTTGGTCTTCAGGCAATAATATTGAAATATACAAAACATCTCCTTTGTTTAAAAGCTTTGAAAATTTAGCTAAATCTAAAATAATATAACAATGGAAACACTATATACAACACTCGATATGCAATTTTTATGCGCTACATTTTTCGCATTTGGCATACTTATTGGAATGATAATATTATTAATAATTCATAACTTAAACAAATAACATGATAACAATAGCACTTACAATTTTAGGACTTGCAATGATAGTTCTTTATGATAATTATGAAACGATTTCAAAGTTTCTTTTTGGAGAGCAGATTAATATTTTTAGATACTGAGATTATGGAAAGTTTAATTTCAATGACTGACTTTGTAGATAGGATTAATCAAAGTAGATTTTTCATAGATAAAAACGGTGACTATCCAAATATAAATACAGCTATAGAACCAAAAGAAGCTACAAGTTTATCTGAATGCTTCAGAACTATTGTTAAATATAAAGACTTCTTAAAACAACCATTAACACTTGGAATGTTTGTTCCTTGTGATTTGGAAGGTAATGTTTTAGAAGAACCTAATCGAAGTATGCACACAGATTCTGAGTGTGAGGAATATCAACAAGCAAAAGAGCGTTGTTTGTTTGAAATTGATGGAGATTATTTTTTTGAACAAAGCAATATGTTTTATATTATTGATTTTTTAAGCGAAGGAATAAACAGGCTTTTAATCTATAAAGACAAATTAAAAGAATATAACACTATTGAAAGTTTAGCAGGACACAAACGATTAAAACTAACCGCTACGGCATTAAAACAAATTGGATTATGAGAGAAGATATAAAAACTATTAGAATATGCATTTATATAATTATGGTTATTCACGGTTTTTGGCTTGGGACTAAAATAGGTGAGATGTTATCTTAATAGAATAGCGATAGTGTGTTATCGTTTAGATTTGGGGAAATCTGAAAAAGTCATGTTTTGCATGGCTTTTTTGTTTTTGTAAAAAACTTTAACATAAATAAATGTAACAGCATGTTTTTTATTTTGTATATTTGAAAACATGTTAGAAGAACTTTCAAAAAAAGATACGTATTGGCGAAGAGTCGCTTTTAATATTTGCAAAGATAGAATGCTTGCGGATGACCTTGTTAACGATATGTATTTAAAGCTACATGATTGCACAAAAGAAATAAACGATTTCTACGTTGTAATGGTTATAAGAAACTCCTTTCTGTCTCAAATTAAAGCAAAAAAAACTATTTCAATTGAAGGTTTTGATCACGCACAACCGGTTAATGATTTTGAAATTGATGATAGGCAAAAAGAAATACTTGATACAATGAACTGGCAAGCTAAAGGATATTTTGAATTAAGTACTGAAATGTCACTTAGAGAAATTGGAAAAGAATTAAACACTAACTATGTTTACATTCATAGGGTAATGACTAAAGCTAGAAAACAAATAGGAATATAATTATGTTGGCGGAATTGGTATACAGCAGTTGTCTGACTGGAGCGTCTCAAATCAGTCGTTAATGAAATTCAAGAGAATTAAAGGTTCGAATCCTTTACATACTTATAGACCTTAATAAATTAAATTATGGCAAGACCAAAAAATAATAAACCAAAAGGATTAGGCGACACAGTAGAAACGATTATTAAAGCAACAGGATTAGACAAGCTTGTAAAAGATGATTGTGGATGTGAAGAACGTAAACGTAAGTTAAACGAATTACTTCCGTATCGTTATAAGGCAAGATGTGTTACTGAAGAAGAACTGACAGAATGGAAATCGTTCCAAGAAAGACGAACAATAAAAATAGAATGGGATGATGTTCAGTTTATTTGTAAATTGTATGCTGATGTATTCAATAAGCAATATTGGGAGCCGTGCTCTGGTTGTAGTCCAAAGCCTTTGATTAGCATTATAAATAGATTAGATGTTGTGTTTGATGAATTTAGTAAATCTTAAATAAAATGAGTAAACCAATATTCATAGTAAAGTTGCCAAACGTATTTAATAATGAACAATGCGATTCTATTGGTAAGAAAATGGAAGAAAGATTTTTTGATTATCATATTTTAGTGGTTGCCTGTGAAGTTAAAGACTTTATCTTCGAATGTTATAATACAACAGATTTAGATACTAAAAGTTTTGAAGAACTAAAGGAATTAGTTAAGACTTATAAAACTGAATAATTGGATTTCAATTTATTTCAATTATGGAAGATAAAAGAAAAAACAACGGAGGTGCAAGAGCAAATTCGGGTAGATTAAAGAAAGATGATGTAATATCTTTGATTGAATCAATGGATGCTATAGCTGTCCCAGATACAGTTTGGCAAGCTTTAGCTGATAAAGTAAAAGAAAATGATGTTAACGCAATAAAGACTTGGCTTTCATATCGCTATGGTATGCCTAAGCAGACAATTGACCAAAAAAATACTCACCAAATTGCTGAAAACTTTCCTGTTTCAATAGTCTTTACTAAGCCAAATGAGTAGTGATAAAATAAAGTTAAGTGAAAAATTCCAACCCCTTTTTGATATTCCTAAAGGGGTTGATGTTTTTATATTAACTGGAGGTAGATATTCTCAAAAATCATTTGCAGTTTCAACAAGCGCAGTAACCAATTGCAAAGCTTACGGACATAGAACTTTATATTCTCGTTTTACAAACGCATCATTAAAAGACAGTATTTATGCTGAGGTAGAAGAAAAGATTAAGATGTTAAGAGTTGATGATTATTTTAATTTAACAATTAATAGAATTGATTCTTTGTTTAATGATGCAAAGATAGTTTTTAAAGGATTAAAAGCAGGTAGCAATCAACAAACAGCCAATCTAAAAGGATTAAAAGACTTTAGTTGTTGGATATTAGATGAGGCTGAAGAGTTGATGGACGAAAGTATTTATGACAAGATATTTTTATCTATTAGGGGTAACAATAAAAACAATCCAAATGCAAATATTAAAATACTAATTCTTAATCCAGCTACAAAAGAACATTTTATTTATAAAAAATACTTTGAAAAAAAAGGAGTTCAAGAAGGGTTTAACGGAATAAAAGATAATGTTTGCTATATTCACACTACATATTTAGATTGTTTGGAGTTTGTACCAAATGAAATTCAAGATTACTTTGAAGACATGAGGGTTAACAATCCTATAAAGTATAATCATGTTGTATTAGGCGGTTGGTTAGACAAAGCAGAGGGGGTTGTATTTACTAATTGGAGATACGGGACATTTAATCCTGACAACTTGCAAACTTCTTTTGGGCAAGATTATGGTTTTTCAATTGACCCGACAACACTTGTCGAAGTGGCTATTGATAGAAAGCAGAAACGAATATATTTAAAAGAACATCTTTACAAACCAAAGCTAACTACAAGTGAAATAGCGCATATTAACAAGACAATATGCGGTCAAAAACTAATAGTAGCTGATAGTGCTGAACCTCGTTTAATAGACGAATTAGTAAAACACGGATGTAGAATTGTCGGAACTACAAAAGGAGCGGGTTCAATAAATGCAGGTATAGCCATAATGCAAGACTATGAATTAATAGTAGAAGGCGAAAATATAGGCAAGGAATTGAATAACTATGTTTATACCGATAAAGGAAGTAAATTATTTCTTGATGCATGGAATCATATTTTAGATGCAGCACGTTACAATATAACTTACAATCTTGTAAATGGATTTAATAGAGACATCCGCTAAGAAACAAAACAACAATAAAATAGTTTTAATAATATGAAGATTACGATACCAGAAACACTAAAAGACATTACGCTTGGACAATTCCAAAAGTATAGTGAATTGATTAAACGTGAAGATTTAAGCGATATTGAATTGAATCGTAGAAAGATTCATTTGTTTACTGGATTGGATTACAATAGCGTATCTAATATTAAGCAATACGACGCTAAAGAAATATTAGAAACAATTGATTTAGCACTTAATCAAACAGTAGAATTTGAACCACGTTTTACAATGGGTGGGATTGAATTTGGTTTTGTTCCTAACTTAGATGACATTACACAAGGTGAATTTATAGATATATCGACTTACGGTACTGAGGTTGAAACAATGCACCAGTTAATGGCTGTATTATTTAGACCTATTAAAAATAAAGATTTGTTAGGCAACTATGAAGTAATACCGTACGAAGGAACAAAGCAGTACGCGAACATAATGAAAGCTATGCCAATGCATATTGTAAATGGTTGCCTTGTTTTTTTTTCGAATTTAGCGAACGAATTAGTGAGTTATACCCAGAAATATATGACGGAGGAACGAGCGAAGGAAGTACAGCATCAAACTATTTTCAAAAGTGGGGATGGTATGCAACGATTGAAGAATTGGCTAAAGGAAAGATTTGGAAAGTTGAGGGTGTGTTAAAAATGAATGTACATGAAGTACATATATTTTTGGCTCATAAGATTGACAAACAAAAATTAAAACATAAAATATTTACTAACGGGGGGAATGCAAATACTATTGAATTATGAACCAATTAACACAACTCTATCGATACGCCAAACAATTAGCTGATGCAGATGTATTAGTTAATGCAACGCGAAAAGTTGATTTTAATAAGATTGATTTAGATAAGGAAGTTGTGTTTCCATTGTTTAATATTTTTATTACTTCCGGGAGCTTTACAAACGGTTCAACAGTAATTTTTAACGTTCAGATGGGAGTTTTTACACCACGAGACATAAACAAAGAAATTAATACAGACCAATTCTGGAATCAAGATAATGAAGTTGATAATCATAATACTTGCATTGCTGTTCTTAGTAGGATATGGAATCAAATGTATATTGATTTTGGAGAAAATAATATTACAAGCTCAGAGAATCCAACTTTTGAATTAGGCTTCTTTGAGAAAGGAAAACTTTTGGACGGGGCTATATTAACATTTGATGTTGAAGTACCTAATACAGATATAAATCTATGTCAGTAGTTGAAGAATTAGATAAGTTTGGTAGATATGTAAAGCAACAATCTAAAACGAATCTTACTAAAAAACGTAAGCGTGATACTTCGGATTTATACGATGGAATTAATTACAATATAACAGAGCAACAAAACGGAGCTACGTTGCAATTTACTTTTGGTAATGCTGATGATTACTGGGAGTTTGTAGATAAAGGAGTTAAAGGAAAGTTTAAATCAAATAAAGCTCCGTTAAGTCCATTTAAGTTTGGCACAGGAACAGGAAGAAAAGGAGGTTTGACAAGTGGGATAAACGGCTGGGTTGCACGTAAGCGATTACAGTTTAAAGATAGGAGGTCAGGACAATTTCTATCCTATAAGCAAACCTCTTTTTTAATTATAAGAAGCGTTTATAATACCGGATTGGCTACGACTAACTTTTTCACAAAACCATTTGAAGCAGCGTTCCAAAGATTGCCAGATGATATTTATGAAGCATACGGATTGGAAGTTGAAGAACAAATAAAAATAGCATTGAAATTATGAAACTACCTTGGTACATGAATAGCAAAGACGGCAAGACTATTACGTTTAATAATTTCTGGGTATTTTACCAAAGAATTAAATACATTCTTAGTAATGATTAAATCACTTTCGCCTTATTACTTATACATTCCGTTTGCTAGTCCTTTGACTAGTGCGATTTCTACGGCATATACTTTGCAAATATTTGTTTGGGAAGGATTGAAATCTGATGTACCTGCTTCTCCTATTTATCAGATTACAAAAAAGAATCCAACAGGGACAGCTGGAAATGATAAGATAAATATTTCACGGTTGGTTAATGACTATATTGATTTTGAAACTGTGCCCTTTACTATATCATCTTTTTACAACGGCAACAATCAACAATGGGTTAAAACACAGGTTATCTATACAACGGATGATGAAGACGATTTTGAAATAGCACAACTGCAAACAACAACTTTATTAACGAAAGGATGGGGAGACGGATTAAGTGGAGAAAATCAACAATCACCAAGTAATCGTGTTTTAATTTCTGGTGATGAATTTAAAGTAAGTAGAACAAGCGGATTTACTTTGCCAGTATTAGCAGACGAAGCTTTAATATTTCCTTTCTCAGTTGAATCTTTCCCGTTGGGGTCAATATCATTTTCTGGAACTATTTCAGCGTCTTTATTTAGTCAGTCGTTGATAAGATATATATTCGTTAATTTGCAAGAAGCCTCCACAAGTGATGAATATGTAGAGATTAATTTTAATGATATTATCACAACGTTGTTAATTACGGATGAATGTAGATACACGCCTATAGATATTGTGTTTCAAAATAAAGAAGGAGCTTTACAGTTTTTAACTTTTTTCAAAGCAAGAACAGATTCTTTACAAGGGGATTCAGAAGAATTTGAATTTGACAGAGGTCAGCCTCAAGACGGTTTTCATCAATTCGTTACGTACAACGTACAAGGAAGAAGTAGGTTTAAAATTAACTCGGGTTTTGTAGATGAGTCAATGAATGAATCTTACAAACAATTGATATTGTCGGAGCGTTACAATTAGTTGGCAGTCAAAAACCAGAATTATTAAAGAATGCAGCTGCTTTGCAAGATGTTACGGACAAAGTTTTGATATTAGCGGACGCTTCAGGGATAACATTAGAACAAAGTGCAAAAGCAGTAACAGCCGTATTGAGCCAATTTGGACTATCAGCAAGCAAAGCAGGGGATGTTATAAATATTTTGGCCGCTGGCTCTTTAGAAGGTAGTGCAGAGGTAGAAAATATTACAGAAAGCTTAAAGAATTTCGGTACAGTTGCAAACGATTCTAATTTAAGCGTGGAGCAGTCGGTTGCTTTGATTGAATTATTGGCAGAAAAGCAGATACTAGGAGCAGAGGCAGGAACTAAAGCAAGGGGGATCATTATTAAAATTAAAAGATGCTGGACTTGGTTATCAGTCAGGCGTGTTTAATCTTAATGATGCAATAGATGAAGCAAATAAGACACTTGGCAATTTTGGAACGCAATTAGAGAAAGATGCTTTTAAGGCTAAATTATTCGGAGCGGAAAATATTACAGTAGGTACTATAATTTTAGATAACAAAACAAAATTTAATGACTTAACAAAAGCAGTAACAGGCACCACAGTTGCTCAGGAACAATTTGATAAAATGAATAACACTTTATCAAAGGATTTGGAGAAAGCTGGCAGCGCATGGGATAGTTTTGTTTTAAGTTTAAATTCTGGTAGTGGTGTAATTAGTAAGGCTGCTAGAGTTGTAACTCAGTATTTTACAGATTTATTCAATCAATTAACTAATCTTAATAGTTCAGAAACTACATGGTTAGAAAAAATTGAAGCAGGGTTAAGAGTAGTTGGGAAACTTATTCCAGGCATGAACTCTGCTATTGATAAATTTAAGGAATCATGGGATGCAGTTTTCGGTACAGACCAAACCGCAAAAGCTATAAAAGGAGTTAAGCAAATAAACGAAAGCACCCGAAAATCTTTCGAAGAAACTAAAAAAATACTAGATTCTGAGAAAATAAAAAGAGATGCAACAAATAAAGATGCACTTGATAAAGCTAAAAAATTAGAGGATGCCAGAATAGCTGCAACCGAAAAAGAAATACAAGCATTTTTAAAAGCCAATAAAGAAGCCAAAGATAATGCCGATGCCTTAGTAAAATTAGAACAAGAAGCGGCAAAAGAAGTACAGGCCATTGATGATGAAACAGCACAAAATAAAATAGATAATGAGCAAGCAGTTTGGGATTCAAAATTAATGGATTACGAA